CTTGTCTCGCAATTTCGTCAGTAACAAACGATTGATAAGGATTTAAAAATTGTTGAATATTTGGACCAGCCGCAGCTCCTTTTATTGTAGCAATTCCTTCTTGTACTGTGCCACCACCAACTCCTGTCGTGCCCGCTGCTGTAATTCCTTGTTTTTCAAGATTTGAAAGTTGTGCTACTTGTATATCAGGTAAATCGATAGGTTTGTCTGCTATTTGTCTAGCAATATCCATCAACTCTATCTTACGTTCTTCAATACCTGGTGCTTCTCTTACAATCGATGTTGATGTCGATGGTGTAGTCGGTGCTGTTGGTCTTCCTCCTCCAAAAAAACTCATATTATATCCATTTCTCTAGTTGTACGTGTTTCTTTTTCCAACCCCATTGTTTAGATACTCTTTCCCAACCGGGTCTCGCCATTATACTTAATCTTTTACAATCGTTGTGTTTTGCAAAATTTGTAATTTCATTTACTAAATTAGTTTCCCACAGCTCTCTTCTTTTACCTGTGCATATAATTATCTCATATTGTGAATAGTTTGGCAGTGTTGCAATTCTACCAATGCAAACACCAAACACTTTATTTTCTTCTGACTCATCAGAACCAAACATAATCCAACATTGCATTACGTCTTTTTTCAATTCTCTAAATACCCATTCAGCATCTGCATATTTTCCTGAAAAGGCTAATGCTTCTGAAACCATAAATTCCATCAATGGCCAGAATCTATCTATGTCTTTTGGCTCAATAGGTAATACACTTACTAGAGGCTTAATTTTCTTTTTGTTTGCTGTTCCCATTTGCTTCCTTTAATAAATCAAAGACACGTTTGTATCTTCTTTGTTGTTCATAGAAGTATTGGGCACCTTTTTCTCTCATATCTTTAATGCTATTTGGATTAGCTCCAGCTATGATACCAGCACCTAATACGCCATCTGCTCTTGTCACAAACTCTCCGTCTGCTAATTGAGCTAACATTGTATCCTCGTCCTTATCACCTACTCCTGCTCCGTCTTCAACATAACCTGATGCTCTAACATAATTAGTAGCATCATTTTCATCGTGAGTCATTTTTGATGGAAGGTAATTTACACCACCCTCATTAAAATTTTTTATTGTAGCTATACCACCTACTCTTAATCTCTGTACAGGCATTGAGTATGCCCCTATTCTTCTATCGCCTAAACCTTGCTCTTCTGGTTTATAAATCGATGCAAATTCTTTTTCTTCTCCGGTGTCCGGGTCTATGTATTTAAAATTACCTCTACGTTTTGCAAGCTCAAGATAACTCATATTATAACCAGGTGAATAAATATCAGTTGGTGCTGGATCAAATGCACCCATTAAATAGGGCACACCTCCTGCAAGTGCAGAAATCTTAAACGGATCGTATGCCTTAGGGTCATCTTTTTTCTTTAATAGAATATCTAGTAAAGTTCTTTTCTCAGCTCCTGTACCACCTTGACTTTTTGCAAAATCAGCCATGGTCTCTGTAGCTAACCCAGTATCACCAAAACCACTCATTGCTTGAGTTGTAGTTGAAGCCTGCGCAGGAATTTGTGGAAATATTCCTGATTTTAAAAATGCTGGTTGACTTCTCATGAAAGCTTGTTGTGTTGCTGGAGAACCGAAAGCACCTATTCCTGCAGTGCCTAAACTATAACCTGTGTAAGCACCGGTAATACCTCCCAATATTCTTCCTAATCCAGAGGCACCCGAATCTTTAGCCCCTTTATATCCTTGGTATCCTCCATATGCTGCTAATGCGTAAGGTATTAATTGTGCTACCATTTTAAATATATTCTCCTTTTAGATCTAAGTATGAGATAATAGCATTTTACTTGATTGTGATCAACTCATCAGCAAATTTACCTGTATACTGATGTTCGCCAACATGGGTTATTTCATCTAATATATAGGCATGACATTTACCGCCTATGTCTTTCCAAAGCCTACAAAAGCCAAAATCTTCACCTAAATAAGTCTTATCTACAGGGTCATGAATAGTATCAAAAAAGTTCCACATATTCTTTTTTAAAACTAATTTACTATTTATCACTGTGCTTTGCCTTATCTCTTTTTGTGGGTATGCTTTAATCATCTTCTCAAAGACAGATCTTTTAATTAGCATCGCTCCTGTTGGACTATGAGTTACCTCTATAACCCCATTGTTTAGTTGTATGTCTTTTTTATTTGGCACTCTCATTGGATAAGTATTACCAGCTTGAGCTAGCTGCTCTGCAGTCTTTACACTACCATCTTTGACTTGTGTTAAAGATTTATCCCATAAAAAAGCTTTCAATGGATATGGTACAGAGATCACATCTTTGTCGGCCTTAATCATTTTGAATATTGTTGTAGGATATAAAAATATATCAGAATCAATAAACATTAAATGAGTAGCTGGTGAATCAAGAAAAGCAGATACACATAAATTACGTCCCTGCGTGACCAGCGATGATTTAATTAATGAAAACTCAATAGGTATATTTCTTTTATGACAGGCTTTAGTTAAACTTATTATAGCATTAACATAGTGCATAGAAACTTCTGAGTGACAGGGTGTTCCTATAAATAAATGTATGTCGCCTTTATCTTCTGTTTTGTTGTTGACCTCTTTAATCGTTTGATATGTATCTTCGTTAGTATATACTTTATGTTCTTCACTTGGTTTATTTTTCCAAATTGGCTTTCTTACCTCATCGTGGTCATAGCCTTGTGGATTGTCGTTCATCTAGAGCTCCTTTCAAAAATGTCTCCCACTCTTTTCCTTTTTTATCCCAAGAATAAAATCTTTTAGCAAACTTTTGTTGCTCTTCAATATGTTGTTGCACATAATCTTCATGAAGACTGGCACATGCCATATCTATAGCGTGAGCAAATCTCTCTGCAAGAGCTTGTAAATTATTTGTATAATTAACATAGATAGGCCATTCAGAGCAGGTTTCAAACAAGGCACCAAAATTAGTCGTAATTAAATATAATCCTGAGCTCATTGCCTCTAAAGCACCGATACCAAACGTCTCTTCAAAAACACTAGGATGTGTCCACATTTGATAATCTGTCATTCGCTCTAGTATATATTCATGAGGTTTGTAGCCAATGTAATTAACGTTTTTTAAATATTCTGCCTGGTCAAAAAGTGGTTTATATAAATGTTCATTCTCCTTATGAAACTCTTCGCCATATATTTTAGTGCTTGAATAAACATCTAATGTGACGTTAGGTGTTTTAACATACTGCATCGCACCTAATAGCACGCTTAATCCTCTCCATGGAGTAGAATGATATAATAACTTTATTGGATCACCTTTTTTATAAATTTTTCTTTGTGGAAAATGATAACATCCATTTTTAATTACCATGCTTCTTTCAGTAGGTATTCTAAAATAATGCCTAAACTTTTCATAATTCCAATGTGAATTAAAAACATACCAATCATATTCTGCATGTTTTTTTTGATTGTTAAAAAAATCAAATAAATTTGGTTGATCGTAAGAATTTTTTTGCCAAAGTATATTTAACTTATCTGGATGCAAAGGTATTTTACCTGGTATAGATGTGCATATCTGCACTTGATCTAGTAAAGAATTATCACAATTCTTATACAACATCTCTAGTTGTAATTCAGTTCCGCCTCGTGGTTGCATTATTTTTTAGTGCTACCAAACAGAGTAAGTTTTGCAACAGTAATCTCTACGTGTTGTGAGAAATCATCTTCAGTCGTATCAGTATTTGGATCTGCTACGTCTGCATCAAAAGCAGCCTTAGATTCGTAAACCTGTCCTGTCTTTTTGTGCTTGATGACTTCCTTAGCTTCTGCTGGTATTCTTGGTAAGTCTTCGCTCATATTTATCTTCCTTGT